CTTGCAACGTACCCCGCGAGGAAATTACGTCGGAAGGCATTCTTGTCTGCCCCCGCTGCGGCAGCGAAGAGTACGCCCTGGTCGTTTCCGACTTCCCGAGCTTCCGCGACACGCCGAAAGAGCGCAACAATTATGCGTACAAAAAACAAAACCATCTCAACGAAATCCTAAACCAGTTTCAAGCAAAGGAGAGCACGGAAATACCCGAAGACGTTATGAACGAAGTTATCTGCGAGCTCCGAAAGCGCCGCATTGACAACATTGCGGTGCTCTCCGAGCAAAATATACGCGAAATCCTGAAAAAGCTTGGCAGGAATCGTTATTACGAGCATGCCGCCCACATTTTGAGCCGATTGAACGGAAACCCTCCGCCCACAATTACGCCCGAGATCGAAGACAAGATTCGCGCCATGTTTCAGGAGGTACAGGCGCCGTACCTACTGTACTGCCCCGACGAGCGTCGAAATTTTTTGTCGTACTCGTACATTATTTACAAATTTTTGGAATTGCTGGAATTGGATGAATACAAGGTGCATTTCCCACTACTGAAGAGCCGAGACAGGTTGATTCAGCACGACCAAATATGGAAAAAGATTTGTGATTACCTGCAGTGGGAATTTATTCAATCTGTATGAGCAAATATGTGTGAATCTGGCGAATACCAGCCATTCTTCGCATCATCGGTGCGAAACGCAGGACCTTTCCCGTAAACGCGCAGTGGCTAAAGTCATTGCGCGTTATCGTATGCGGAATACCGAGAATGTGCAGGCGTATCATTGAGGATGTACGATAATTACGTTTAAACGAAACGAAGGATAAAACGGATCAAAATATTCACGGACCACAAAACCATCAAACAACGATACTATGAAGCCTCGTTTCAGCGCATCCGAAGTCGCCGGTATTCTGGGACGCAATCCCTACAAGACCAAGAATGAAGTTCTGATCAAGGTTCTTTCGCAGATGCCGCAGTTCAAGGAGGCTGTGCTCGCCGGCAAGACGGCGGTGGGTGGGAAGACGGACAAGGAGCTCGTCGACGCGGCGCCGCACGAAGTGCATGTCGCCCTCGCCAAGTGCGTGCGTGACGCGACGGCTGCCAAGAGCGACGCGGAAGTGGAGAGAATAGTATCGGGGTTCAAGGACACAAATGCGCGAGTCCTGCTGAAGGAATGTCTCGAAGGAACTCGAACGGTCGAGAGCTCCGAACTTGCCGCCGCCAAATTGCGAATTCACACCGGACAGACAACGCCCGCTCTCGAAATCGAGCGCCTCGCGGTGACAAAAGAGGTGCGCACCAAGATTGATGCGCTGCCCGAGCAAGAGGTTCTCTCCTCGGAGATCCAGAAGCGCCGCGGCACGAAGCTTGAGAAGACGGCAGAGGACGCATTTGCGGCAGAGACGGGCAATGAGATTTCGGAGCGCAATACGTTCGCGCAGTTTGAGTGTCCCGACTATCGTCTGATAGGCTACATTGACGGCTACCAGGCAGCAGCAGGACGCATTGTGGAGACCAAGAACCGCAAGCGCTTCTGGACCGAGCCGCCAGCGTACGACTTTGTGCAGCTGCGGTGCTACATGCGCATGCGCGGCAAGATTCCCGGCGTGCTGCTCGAGAACTTCCCCGGAAAGCCGCCGCGCACAACGGACGTTCCCTGGGATGACGCCGAGTGGAACTCCATACATGAGGGGTTGTGCGCCGTCTCTGCCGAGATCGGACGCATGACGCCCGAAAATGCTGCAAATCTCGCCCGGGAAGTGTTTCTGCGGTAACGCTGAAAACAACCGAATCTAATGTAAAAACTGCTGTTGTATATTTTTTTTGTTATCGAAACACTGTCGAATTAAATGTATATATCCACCCTCCGATACAGACAACAGTTTGTCGGACATTGCTACCATAAAAATGTCGATCGCTAAATCTACCATTTTCGTTTTCCCGTCTATCGACTTACAGAAATGTATTGGCATCATGTTGTCAGGAAATGTCGCAAAGTTCACGACATCAAGATCCTTCGTCATGAAAAAATACAAGACCTTCGGATTATCCGTTGCAATATACACCGCACGATAGCTATGAATCATTTCCTTATTCGTCTCATACAGCTTGGCATAATCGCACTTACCCCGATCCGTATCGCGAACTTGTATAGCTAAATAAGGCTTTTCAATCTGCGCATAGCGAAGTTTACACAGTTCTTTAATTTCAGAACAAAACTCAATCTGTTTAAATAGAGGATAACCGAATCCCCCCCAGTGTCGAACACACACTATTACGGTTTCTGGACGCGGTTCAGACGGAAGATTGAGGATTGTATCGTTATAGCTATATATGTTTTCGGGATGGCGCCGTATTTTATATTCGGTATTGTTATTGACGGCGAAAGGTATTTTATCACCATTTACCAAATTTATTGTATAATCAGTATTCATATTTTTGATGAAAGGCATGATTTTACCATTCAAAACCGAGGGGTAAATGCTTTTACTTGTTTTACATATTTCATGGATGATGTTCGAGTCACAAATTATTTTTTCGTTTCTGAATTGAAAGCAGTCTTTATAATTTAGCTTATATAGAGAGTTCGTTCCGTCCAGCAGTAGTGTTCTATTATATTTTATGCAGTAATCCAACGCAGTTCCAACTATAGAAAGGATATCATTAAAGCCACCGATACCTGTCGCCAAATAAACATACATTTCAATTGTAATGTAGATGTATTCTCTTCTGCATCACGCACCGCATACATCCACTATTCGCCAATTAAGTAAAACGGATTCCATGAGTAATGTCTTTTTGTATGGCGGACAAGACAGAAGAATGAACAAGCAACTCCACGAGATATTTCTGCGATCGCCAACAAACCTCTGGGATGAATTCGAAGCCGACTGCAGGAGCTTTTATGATGCGCCGGCGCACAGCTTCGTGGATATGCGAACGCGAGACAACAAGAAGATACGCGGCGACATGTTTGAGAATTTCTGCGTAGAATATCTCAAACACGTCAAGGGATACGACAACGTCTGGCTGCTCGAAGACGTACCGGAAGAGCTGCTTCTGAAATTGGGAATGCAGCGGCGGGATGTGGGTATTGATTTGGTAGCCGAAAAAGCGGGGAAGTACAGCGCGGTCCAGTGCAAGTACAAGAAGCAGGAAACTATGAAAACGAAAATAGTGACATGGAAAGCACTCTCTACCTTCTATGCGCTGTGTATGCGCACGGGGACGTGGGATAAGTACATCGTCATGACCAACTGTGCGTACGTTCGCCACATGGGCAAGAAGACCCCAAAAGATCTTTCGTACTGTCTCGGAACTCTGCGCAAGACATCGAAAGAAGACTGGCTCAAGATGTGCGGAGACGGGGCGATAGGACACGCGATGGATCCTTCGCCGACCGCGAAACTAACAGAGGAGGAGGTTCGTATGGCACGTTTGAAATTCTTGCGCAAGGAATAATGACCGGTTCCTCTTCTTCCTCAGCAGGAGCGCCGCCGTCGAAAGATCCTGGACCGCCGCCCATGCCTGCGCCTATTGACACGCCCGCGCAGTATGCCGATACAGTGAAAGCCTTTTTGTCATCAGCACCCGCCAAGATTCTCGGCTGGTTCGCCGCAATCTTTGGCGTCGTGTGGGTTATTTTCGGTATTGCGGGCTTCGTAATGTCCCTCGTCTGCTTCGGGTTTTCCGGCAGCGTCGCCGAGAAACTGATCGGCGTCGTCCTTGCTGCCATACTCGGACCGTGGTACTGGGCGTACTACTACCTCTCGTCATCGTACTGCAAGCGCGAAGCCCCGTCGATTTTTTAGTAGCGGCGTTTTCGGGTATAGCAATTCTTATAGGGACGGCAGGACGCCTTTTCCGTAAACCCCATCCTTTTGCACGGCTTTGACATACAGTGCGAGCGACTGAACCGCCGAGGAAATTTGAAGGTCTTCTTGTTCTTCTTCAACTTCAACTTCAACGGCATTTACTAAAACGGATAGAAATTGATTGAACGTTGGGTGAAATACATACAACAAAATGCTCCGTATTCCTTCCGAAGTTCCATCCGTCATAACAAAGCACGCGCACCCGCTCGATGCGTTTCAGAAACAGGCTATATACGCAATT